GTCATACAGTAGGGTATACCAGATTAGACATGTTTTGGTATATATGATCATGTTACCAGGTATAAATTGATAGTCATGCTATCACTTTTTTCTGTATAGCAGTTATGTATAACGGTTACCCACTGTTATAATAAAAACCTATAATGTAATAGGGTATACAATAACCTGGTATATATGGGAATATATGAGCATATATGTATATCATGGTATGATGAGATAAAGCATATTCAGATATATTTTAAAGGGTAAAGGATAAAATGAATAAGGGTAAAATATAATCACAAGAGTATTATAGCAGTATATCACGATCACATATTAAAACAGATAGATAATATCACTCAATAAATGGTATCATAATATCAATCATAATATTATTATAATAATATATTATTCTTTGAACTAATGATAGATAATGGACAAGGCAAAAGGCAGGATAATACGGAAGGCAATGCAGCTAGCTCATGTTATGATCATGTCGTGATCATGATGTCATGGCCATACAGACGCAACAAAAAACCCTTGCATGACTTTGCAAGGGTTCAGCTTGTCAAGGTTTCAAGCGGTTAGTGTTTTTTCGTTTCCGGTTTCCTGAATGATGAGCGACTTTGAAACGGTTGTTTTTCCGTACGTTTCCTTAATATCCGGAAAGTCTTTATACAGTGATTCAGTGTCTAACCGGAATGAGGCGGTTTTCTTAAGCGTTACCATATAGGCGTCGGTTACAATGTTTTCGTTGTCGCCCATGAATGACAGGATGAATTTTTTAGCGGATTCAGCTTTTTTCTTTGCTTCTGATTCGATTGCCTTTTCGCGGTTGTAGGTTTCAATTGCCTCTTTGATAGTCATTGTTTTATCCTCCCATTTTTTTGATCATGTTTTACTGGTTATTAATAATCTCACAAAGTTTATCAAAAAGCGGGTCTGTTTTTGCGTTGTATCCGGTTGAATGTTCAATAAACAGCACATATTCATAAGTAGCACATACGCCGCAGCGCTCGCAATGCTGATTCTCATCGATTCCGCAACGACAGATATAAACACTTTTGCCTAGTTCCTTAAGCGTATAATATGCGCTTATAATATAATCACAATGTCCGAAATTCACGCCGACATGGGGAATGACACTCTTGACAATGTTGGCATTTTTCAAGTCATCGAAAAGGGTTTCAAACTTTTTGATTTTTGTATATGTCCAAAACCGAAAACTGTTGAATTTCTTTGCTATCTGATACCACATATCAGCATATTTATCAGGGTTTGCAGTATTAAAATCTCCGGCTGCATGTATACGAACTTCTCCCCGTCCGATATATTCCAATTGAGAGCATATGCAACGATAAACGAAATCAATATGATTATTTACCAGGTATGTATTTATAATCATGCTTCTCTTTGCACTCTTTTGCCTATAATGGCCCGTCATGGCATAACATCCGATACAATTACATATACATGTTCCTTTCACTTGCAAGACAATGCCGTTGACAATCTCATCATAATCAGCAGTGCCAGGAACAACGGAAAATGTATAAACTGCTTTACCAGTTTTATCATTGCCTTCTTTGAGCAGCTCACGAATTTTTCCAATAGGTGAAACAACATAAGTGCCATCAAATTCAATCCCATATTTTGCATATACTTCTTTTTTAGTGAGCTTTTTTGCGCTCCCGTTGTTCTTTGTTGCTTTCTTTGTGTTAGTCATTGTTTTTCCCTCCCGATAATTATTTACTGGTTAACCAGTGACTAAAGTATATACTATACTGGTTAAACTGTCAACCATTTATATAAGAAAAAACTCATTTTTTTTATTATTTTTTATGGCCATAAAGAAAAGCGAAAAACAACGAACATGATCAAAAAAGCGGCTGCATTTTACCAAATAAGCAAGTAAATAGAAAACAAGCATAAAAAAACGGCCGTTTTTTTACAATCGGCCGCATGATAATATTTATACTTGCATTGCATGTTATTCGTCTAATAGGTTACCATATTTTTTTCTATAATCAGATACATCGTTATTGTCTTCTTCTTCCATGTCTTTTATTGCCTGGACTTGTTCAGTGTCATTCCGTAGTCCATCATAGTTACGTTGCCAAAAGATACCAATGACAGGATTTATTTTAGAATCATTGATCATTTCTTCCCGATACATAGAACATGTTGACTTTATAAACCTGGCTAATTCTCTGTATTCCGGTTTTGATGATTTTAACCATGAATCAATTATGTTATAATTCACGCCCATAGAAGCAGCTGCCTGTATGTTTCCGACTTTACATCCATCTTGTTGGCAGAGAATCAAATAATTAATAAAGCATGATCTTAATGATTCCGGGTCATTTCTATCTGCATGGCTTGCGATCTCATGAATTTTTAAAATGTGTTGTATTTTGATGGAATTGTATTCTTTTTCTTCACCAGTGAATGGAATTGTATACTCATTCACTTTTTTCATGTTTGCTTGACGCTGCGCTAAAGCTTTTTCGCTTGTTGTGTAGCTACTTTTTGAACCCTTTGGCCTTCCACGTTTACGCTTGCCACCCGTACCTGGCTCCGTACCCATATCCGTACCTCCATTCTATCCGTACCTTTTGCCGTCCGCACCCGCACCCGCACCTGTACCCGTACCCATATGCTAGTACTTGTCCGCACCTGATGCGCTCATTCGTACCCACATCCGCACCTGTACCCCAATATAATTTTAGCACATAAAAGAATTTTATCCGCACCTATAAATTTGTTGTTGACAAGTTAACCAGTATGTATTATACTCTATTCGAAAGGAGGGAGACAGCAACGATGCCAAACAATAAACAGCAGTACGACTCAAACTATGTCAAGGCAAATGTGCGTCAGTTTATGGTAAAAGTCAGTCGTATCTACGAACCGGAACTGATTACATGGCTTGAATCGAAGGAAAATGTAGCACAGTACATCAGGGATTTGGTAAGAAAAGACATGGAACAGCATCAGAATCAAAACGACCGCACCTGACCAATGCGGAAATTCTGAAACTAGAGAAAGAGAGGGCTAGCAAGATGAAGTATGGCGAAAAGTACGAAACCAAATTGGTGAACCGGATCACAGGCGAAAAGACACCATATACTGCAACCTATAAACGGGTTGAATGGCATGGTTATCACACTAATGATGAGGGAGACGGCCTGTGGAGCGGCGATAAACAGCTTGAAGGGACGTGCCAGTTCAGCGTCCGTTGCTGTCAGACCGAAAAGGCAGCAAAAACTAAGATCAGGAAGTACGCTAACCGCTGATTTTAGTCAACGCCAATAGCATTAAAGAAGGGAGCAGTAACAATGACAATCACCGAAATCAAAATCCGCTACAATCACCTGACCAGTGACGAACTTAAAGCGGAGATCGAATACCGCACCACACATCCGTATGATTATCGTATGGTTGGAGCAGACGGATGCATGACTGATGCCTATGTCATCAGAGTTTGCAAAGAATTGCTTTCTGAAAGGCAGTTTATTACGGATATCTATTTCAACGCTCGCAACAATGGTGATGGCCTTGTCAAGATCACATTGTCCGAAGCAGAAACTAACCTCCGGGAGTGGAAAGATTGTGGTGTTGAAGTACCCGAATCGATGACAGCTGTTGATCTGATGAATGCCTGGAATTATGTTGTTTGATTGGAGGATAACAGCAATGACGAAGAAGGTACTAAATATTCAATTTGACGGCTGTCACATTGAGTGTGTCCGCAGTGATACCATATTTAAACCATACAGAGTTTACAGTACGGATTATCGTACTCGTAGACAAATTGCAAGCTGTTCTGATTTTATAGAAGTGTTGAATTTCATCAGTGATTTTTACCTGTATGCTATGAATATTAAGCCAATCGATGAAGTTGTCGAATGGTCAAAGAAAAATGGCACATATTGACTTCTGTACCTAAACGGAGGATACGGAAATGGAAAACAGACGAGTCAGACAGATTGAGCGAATTTTAAGAAACATGGATGACACCACATATGAATCATATGGATTTTATGGATGCCAGTCGTATCACTACAAACTAGACGAGAATGGTGCAATCATTAAGCGTGACAATTTCTGTGGAAAACCAACAGTGTACGCAACTTCAGAAGAGGTTAAATTCGTCCGCAACATGATGAAAGTAGGAAAGGAGAATCAGCTATGAAACAGTACATCACTATTGACTCATTCGGTGCAGATGTCCCGGCCAATTGGGAAGAGATCGCAGCGTACCTAAACCAGGTCATTGACGAACGGGGAATAGCAGACGATTCCGATGCAGTCAACGAGCTTTGGGAAGAGTACTGGAACAGCGATAAAAAATCCAATTCTCGCACCTGAGTCATCCATTTGTTGACGCAAATACCTCTGTTTGCCACAAAAACGCCCCTACAAGCTCGTCTAACACTTCAGACGATAACTTGTAGGGGTAAACTTTACACAGGCCTTCCTGAGCCATTTAGAGCCATTTATGACGATGGCCTATTTTTTTATATCAGTCCGCGATATTTGGCAATCTGTGAAGCAGTACGGGTGAGCAATGTCCACACCTGTTTTTCATTCGCACCAGTCTTTTCGCAGTACTGCGTAACCGCATATGGCAGATTGTAATGTGTCCGGTATATTGTCAGCACCTTTTCCCGATCATCCTCAGACAGTGAATGCAAGACACTCTGAACAGACAGCCAATTGTCCACATCAGCCCGTTTCCGCACCTTATCCATCTTCAGACTATCGGGACAGGTCAGGAAAAACCGAAC